CGCGACCAACCACACAGGAACCAACGGCCCGATCATCTCACTTGCAGCCGCTGCCGGTGCTACCGCGGCATCGTTCATCCCGGTGCTGACCGATTGGGTCCGACTGGCGACTGCTGTGGTTGGTCTGATCTGTGCGCTCTACGGCGCCTACAAGCTCTTCTTCAAGAAATGAAAAACACCAAGACTACGCTGGCCGGTATCGGCGCCATCCTTGTTGCCATTGGCGGCGCATTGAAGGCTCTCTTCGACGGCGATCCTTCGACCAACATCGACCTGGCCTCGACCATTGCCGCGGCGACTGCCGGGTTCGGCCTGATCATGGCCAAGGACGCCAAGGAGACCGAAAAGAAGCCCGAGTGAACTGGATCTACCAGATCATCAAGGCTCTGCTCGACTGGTTCAGAGAAACACCACCCACCGATGTTCAACACGGCAAAGCACCTGATCAGCTCAAGGCTGATCTGGCTGATCGTATTGCCGATCTGCCTGGGCTGCCAGATGACCAAGGTGGTGATGGTACCGCACGGTGATCCGGTGATGCTGGCCAAGCCTGTGCAGGCCAGTGTGTACGGATTCGACAAGGACAAGAAGCTGGTGGGTCCGTCCAAGGTGACGCTGCCTGCCGGCTGGTACGTTTTACCCAAGAACTGATCATGGCCCAGCAAACCATCAACATCGGCGCCATCGCCAACGACAACACCGGCGACACGCTCCGGGGCGCCGGCCAGAAGATCAACGACAACTTCGACGAGATCTACGCCGCGCTCCCGCTTGTGGCGCCGTCGACCTGGGTGCCGACGCTGACCGACTCCGGTGGCGGCCGGACGTTCGCTTTCACCGTCAACACCGCTCGGCACACGTCCATCGGGTTCGTCACCACCTTCACCGCGGATCTGACGATCAACTCGGTGACTGGCAGCGCCACCGGCGAACTCCGCCTGAGCCTGCCCGATGCGTCGACCTATGACGCCGCGGTTTCGATCTGGCTCGATAATGCCACCACGCAGGCCAAGACCGCGGTGATCGGCAAGGTGGTCGGTGGCACGTCCTACTGCCAACTCAGCCACTACGAAACCGGCGACATCTCGAGCCTGGCCGCTCAACTGCAGGCCACCAGCCGGATCCTTGTTTCGGGCGTTTACTTCACCTGCTGATGACCACCATCGGATCCAGTCTCCAGCAGGGCATGACGGTGCTCCAGCAGATGCTCGGGGCGCCGATGTTTATCTGGGAGGGCTCGTCGATCCGGTGCATTCCGGCCGCGGTCACCGATGCCAACACACCGGTGGCCGGCGGGTTCCAGGACAACGTGACATCCCGGATCCTGGTCATGTTCAGCGACTGGAAGACCTGCGACAGCACGCTCGTCTCCATGGATTCGACGCTCTACACGCTGGACCAGGGCACGACCTTCTCGAGGCTGCAGCGCGAGGACTCCGGGTTCGTTCTCCTGGAGAACACCGACCGCATCGCTCTCACCTTCTGCAAGCCCCGGCCGGTGGTCGGGCGCACGCTGGTCTACCAAGGCCGCACGCTGCGCATCCTATCGTGCCGCGTGGACGCTTCAGGTGCCTATTACAACCTCGATCTCGGGGCGAAGACCAAATGAGGCCTGTCGTCAACATGACGGTCGACACAAGCCGTTTCGACGCGGCAATGAAGGCCTACCTGCTGCAGACATCGAGGGATCTGCACAAGGCGGTGAACAGCCGGTTTTTCTTCCTGATGGTCCGGTTGTTCGTCCTGGTGCCGCCTAAGAGTCCGCAGGCTGAGCGCACGCGCATCGGTGACTACCTATCGAAGCCACTGGGGGATATCAACCGGATCTCAAAGAAGACCGGCAAGCGCATCGGTAAAAGCCGCTTGTTGCGCCGGGTTCACCTCATTGCCCAATCCCGCGAACGCAAAGCCGGCCGTCGAGGTCTCTATGGCGTCGAGATGAAACAGGCCGCCAGTCTTGTTTATCGCAAGGCCATCGGATCTGTCGGCTACCTGCGCTCCGGTGTGGTCAAGGCCATCCGAATCTTCAACCGCGGGTTCTCGCAGTTCAAGGCGCCGAAGTGGAAGCCGTTGGTCAAGCCTCCCGGATACAAGCCGCCGGCCAAACCCAATTCGGCGCTGGTGGCACTTGCCAACCAGTACGGCCTGCCCGAGGAGAATGTGGCCGTTCACAAGGGCACCAAGGCCCGCGGGTTCCAGGCTGTTCCTGGCTGGAATCCTACAGCATCGGTGGTCATGTCCACAGGCATTGCCGACAACCAGATCGGCCGAGTCGAGCGCATCATGTCGGGCGCCATGCAGAAGGCCTACGACGACGAGCTGAAGGAATTAAACGCCCGCCTTACTGATGCCATGCTTGAAAACGGCAAGGTTCTGGTGGATAACGGCATCGACATCAAATGAATGCTGTTGCGCTCAGAGCTGAAAGAGCCTTGGTAGACTACCTGACCGCCGCTGACTGGTCGGCCTCGGGTGCTGGTGTTCCCACCTGCCTGACTTCCTACAGCCACGGCCTCTACACCGATCCCGACGAGGAAGATACCATGCCGGATCTGCCTATCGTGGTGCAGGCCAATTCCACGAGGCCGGTGCAGCGTTTCGACACTACCTGCGAAGTCGATGTATCGGTGGAGTTCCAGTTCTCGGCGGACGATACTAGCGAATCTCAGATCCTGACTTCCATGCAGGTGCTCGACAACTTGCTAGAACCATTGTTCGACGATGGCGGCGCCTCTGTGCTCGACGCTCCGGAAGACGACGCTAGCGGCCCGTTTACGGCCCAGTTCGCAGTTCCCAGCGACCTTGGTGGCAACACCATTTCCAATCGTTCTAGGAACTTCGCTAGGACATTCACGCTTTACTGTTCAGCAACCACCTAACCCAAACCACATATGGCTAACACTCAAGGCAGCAAATACGTTTTTGGATCACCGGCCTCGATGGCGCTCTATGACGCCGCGGGTGCCCTGATTGTCACCGGTTACGTCGCCCCCGACGTCGAGAGTTACGACATTACGCACGAAGCCGACACCGAAGAGGTGCGAAACAGCTCCGGCGAGGTTGTCGGCCACATTGGCTACAACAACCGCCTCACGCTGACGCTCAACTTCATCCCGAGCGGCGCCAGCACTGCCAATGCTCTCCTGGCTTCCAGCCTTCCGGACGTCAACGGCACTTGTGTGATCACCGGCGCTCCCGTGATCAAAATCGGCGGGTATCCTGACGCCATCAATGCGGCCACCGGCAACCGCTGGATCTATGCTGGCGGTGGCTCGATCAAGACCACCCAGACCGGCAAGGCTACCGGCACCATCACGCTGAAGCGCTACACCAACCTGACCGCTTCTGGCGCCGCCACCAACCTGTGATCGGCCTAGCCGACATCCTGACGGCCACCGCGAAGACGCCACCGATGGTGCTCGGCATCCGGATGTCGCCTTTCACAGTCGGCCACGCCATTCTCCTGCACCGGATGGGTTCGCCATTCGTTGTCGGAGGAGACGCCACCGCTCAGGATCTGGTCGAGGCTGCCGTCATCTGCTCACAGGAGCCCGGTGAGTCCATCAAGGCAATGCGATCCATCCTCGGGTGGATACCGCTGCGTCTGATGCGATCCCGTGTCAGCAAGGCCAACCTGGCGGCCGAATGCGCCACAATGCAGCAATGGCTGACCGATCAATCCGACTGCCCCGAGGTGCTGCAGGCGCCAGGCAACCGGTCGAAGACGCCGGCAATGCCGTGGCCTGAGCGCATCCTGGTGGGCCTTGTGTCCATCGGGTTTGGCGAGCAGGATGTGCTTTCGATGCCGGTGATCGACGCCGAGCGCCTGTTCCTGACCCACGCCGAGATGGAAGGCCGTGTCGAGCTGTGGAACGATAGGAACGAGGCACTTTGGCGGTACGCCCAGGAACACCCGATCCGCAACTGAATGGCTATCTTCTCACTCATCGCCAAGCTCGGCCTCGATGGCTCAACCTTCGAGACAGGCCTGAAGCGGGCCACCAGCCTGACCGACAAGTTCCGGTCATCGGTCGGCGCCCAGCTTGGTGCCGCCATGTCGGTGGCCGCGGTGACCGCCTTCGCCGCCAAGGTGGTTCAGACAGCCGATGCCATCGGTGACCTGTCGGAGCAGCTCAACATCAGCACCGACGACGTGCAGCGCCTGCAGATTCTGGCCAGCCAGACCGGCGTCTCGTTCGAGACAATGGCCAAGGCCATCACCAAGGTCAGCCAGGAGCGCCTCAAGGCAATCGAGGAAGGCGGGCCAGCCCGAGACTACTTCAAGGCCTTGGGCTTCTCGGTGGCAGAGCTCA